CAGTCTGCGCTGCTTGCCCAATCATAATTAAATCTGTAACGTCCTCAACGCATAAGGCTACTGGCGAACTAGATGCCTCTGCCGCCCTACCTAACGCTGGAGTTTTTGCATCTATAGAAGTAGTAGTTAACGCAGTTGTAGCCGTATCCCCAGCTTGAGAGTTTATTAGCGCCTCAATGTTAGTTAATATGGCTTCTTGCGCAGAACTTAAAACCACTGGAGAACTATTAACAGAAGTAGCTTGTCCTAATGCTGGAGTCTTTGTATTAACTGCTGCTGTTGCGGTATTTATTGCAGCTAAGTTCACATCATCAGTCGCGATAACTACGCGCTGAGTGCCTGTAGAAGAGTTGCCTGCACCAGTAGCTACCGCAATACCGTTTACCTGAGTCTGGTTAGATGCCACAGCCGCCTGATCCGTAGCTATCGTTACTCGCTGCGTACCAGTTGAGTTAACTCCGGAGCCTACTGCTACGGCTACGCCATTAACTTGAGTCTGGTTTGCAGGGATAACTGGCTGGTCAGTGGCTAAGATAACTCGCTGAGTTCCAGTAGATGAAGCGCCAGAACCTGCGGCAACTGCAGCGCCATTTATCTGAGTTTGATTACTCGGAACTGCGGATTGGTTACTAGCAATAACTACAGGCGCGCTATTAGCAGAAGTAGCTTGCCCATTTGGATTTGGCGGAATGTAAGCCATTAGAATATTCTCCAATTCGATCCGTCAGAAACGAAATCCAGCGACTGGTCTGGAATCATCGCTGCTGTTAGTGACCCGTTCATCGTCTGACCGCTCGTGGTGTCAATAGTGATATTTGCTGTGTGCATATTCGTCACTGAGTATAAATTAGTATTGTCCACGGCTGTTGGCAGCGTGATCGTGTAAGCTCCCTGTACAAAACAGACGTAATCCGTAGCTGCGGCAGCGCCCAAGGTTGTATTACTGGTCGCTATTACAACCGTGCGGGATATTGCCCCACCGCTGCTGCCGGATCTCGCGGTCTTAAGCATTATTTGCCCACTAATGGCAGGAATGGTATTTGTGAGGAGCTAGACATGATTTAATCCTGTGTAATTTTTTGGTTTTAGTTGCTGCCCTGCGGCTGAGCCAAGTTTAGGGCGTGCTGTACTTTTTTTCGAATTTTTGCATTTTTGATTTGCGTTTTTGCCACTTTTAACCCAGTTAAAATAGGCAGTGGGAGGCCAATTGTAGCCCCTAGAGCCCCAGATTCCGCAAGCGCTGCCATTAGCGTTAGCGTAGTTCCTGATGAGTTTATAAGAGTCTCTGGCGGCACTGTTGAAACGTATTGCAACACTTCGTTTAGGTCACGCATCAATTGGGCGTTTCGAGTCCCAAGCATTAAATCTAATTTTCCAGTTTTATCTAAATTGGAGACGACTTGGTGCATTCGTGCAGAACTCAACCGAGCATTACCAGCAGCATCTGGTCCGTGCCCTTTAGACGTTTCATCGCGAATATATTTAACCGTTTCCCCTTGCAGATCCGCCCAAGCTTGCTTGCCTTCAGGGCCATGAGAGCGGATTAGTTTTTTCAAAAATGCCAGTTCTTCTGTGGTTCCACCTAATACTGTGCGCCTAAAAACTCGCTCCGCCGGCACCTCTGGGTCTTTAGTCCCGCGCTTTTGCCTTAGCAGCCGAGCAACAATGGCTCTATTCTCGAATTTATCAGCCTGCGCCACGCGCGTCGCTCTTGCCTCTTGAAATAATGGTCCAGATACTGGAGCTGTGTGCGCATCAATTAACTTTTTAAGAATTGTCTCATCCCGCAAGCCTTTTGCATCGTCCCATTTGGCGAGTCCACTAATGTTTGAGCGCGCAGCTTCCATCTGCCCAACTGTGGCTGGCAATGGTGTCAATGAGCCGTCAGGCTCCTCCATAGCGAGCCCCATTTTTACAAAAACTTTCTGCGCATCATCGGTCACTGATGAAGATTTGAGCCCCTTTATTTGACTGTTTAAATAACCTATAACAGACGACTCAATAGCTTGCTCACCCTCGCCAATAGCCACTGGCGCGCCAATGTCCACAGGTGCATTTGCTTCTTCAGACTCGGCTGCCTTTTTATATGCTATGCGGGTTTTATTCTTTGCCGCTTTCAAGCCTTGGCTTAAAACATCAATGAGCGCGCTACCGGTCTGCGTCGCGTCAATTGCCGCCGCGCCGGTTTCGTCGACCAATGCGTCAAAGTTTTGCATGGCCTTGAGCCTATGCTCCTGCGCCCTCTCTCTTAGCGGTGCCCCAAACTCCCCCTTAATCAGCTCTTTTTCAGTTCCGAGCTGTATCGGGTCGCGCGTTAGCTCGCCACGGGTTAGGTTGAATGGAACCGGCAGCCCAGAAGCTTGCGCACCTCTAACATCTTGCAACGGAACCGCTGCCGAGCCTGCTGACATTCCCTCACCATAGGCTGGGGCCGATTGCTCAGGACCCATAACGCTCTGCAACCTTTGCCGCGCAGACTGTACTCCTTCGCCTACTGCGCCACGGGCGACGTTTGCGGCGGCCATAGCCTGAGGTGCCGCCTGACGTGCTAAGCCGCCAGCTAGAGCCATTTCCGGCGCTGCTAGTGGCATTCCTGCCGGCCCTAATGCCATGAGCGGGGCTGCCGCCGTTGCAACGTTTTGCGCGTAGCGCTGGCCGGTCGGCGACATCTCGCCAGTGAAGAATTTAGTTCCGGCCTCCATGCCTTGCATCGCCGCCTGCTCTACCGCTGCCGATGCCTCTGGCGTGCCGTATGACCCATCTAGAATTGCTTGCGTTAAACCCTTTCCGGTGCCGTAAACCATGCCCGGCAAACCGCCAACCATGCCGGCGAGCATCTGGCCGCCAGCCTCTGCTCCGCCTTGAATGGCTTGGCCCATGGTCGTGGGGACTTCTGGCGCCAGCCCCTGCTGGAATTGCTGCCCCGGCTGTAGGTCGCCAAAAACGTCGCCTAGGCCTTGCTGCTGTGGCGTGTTTATCCCTGCGAAAATCTGTTCCAATTCCGCATCTGTGGGTGGCGAGTCGCCAGTTAGCCGAACTTTTTTACCACTGGCTGGGTCTGTCACTTCATAGGTCGGCATTATTTAACAACCTCGATTTTGAATCGACTCGAACCGGCGGTAGGGGGGGCTGGCTGATTAGCTTTATCGGCCTTGGCTTGCTCTTCCTGCTTGGCTTTCCAAGTTGATAAAGTTGTTCCGCCGCTTGCGTCTCTCTGGCCTCCATTTTTCGCTATAAATTCCGCTTTGTGTGCTTCGTACTCGGCTTTTTTTGCGCTCAGCCGTGAAACCGCATCAAGCCAATTAGCGACATATTCACCATTTGCTTTTTCAGTAGGGAATGGCTCTCTAGCGAGTGTAATGTCTCTGTCAGTAGCTGGGCCAGGCGGAAGCGCCTTGATTGCCTCGCTGTTCACTATTTCCATTGCCTGCCTGCGCAATGCAGTAACCCCGTCTTGCTCTCCGGTTATTTCTTTGTACTTCTCGCCCCATGAGCTCAATAGCCCGCCACTCAAACGTGCTTTGCGTATTTGCTCAGCTGCTGTTGAATATTTTCCAGCATCCGCCGAGTACGCCGTTGACAGCTTCGAGGATTCGGATATTTCTTTAGAGTTAAAATCTGACAACTTCATCCCTTCTTGCGAGACAAAACCAGCGGCACGACCGAACGCAGCCGCCTGTTCGGGGTCTAATTTCAGCAACCGTTGGTATTCGTCCCAGTCTTTTTTATTGGCGGTTTCATTAGCCGGCCGTCCGCGCGTAATCTCTGCGTTTATGCGGTTTGTTTCCGCCTTAATTCGTGCGGTATCAGCCGCTGACCTTTCTTTGTCTGATATTTGCTTTTCCAGTTCGCCGGGTGCCAGTGCTGCCTTTTGGCTAGCTTCACCAATCTTACCTAGCGATTCAATTATTTTATCGCCGCCGGGCACTGTGGCCAGCATTGTCTGCAATGATTGGGTCGCTGATTCTGGGTGCTTTTCAATAATATCTCGCAGCCTCTGCAAGTCTGCTGCATGTTTTTCATTGCCGGAGTTTTTCAAAGCCTGTAGGCGAGCATCGATAATACTTAGCGCGGCACCGCTGTCTTTTGCGTTTAATGCCGACAACATTTGACCGCTCATTCTTAAATCTTGGCTTTGTTCTTCCGCACTTTTGGCGGCCCAAACAGCCTGTAGTTGCGCCTTTTGCCGGTCCTCGGCCTGATTGGCCATAGCGGTTTTTGCTGCGTTAATTTGCAGTTGATTCATCATTCCGCCCTGAAATGCCTCTACAGGGTTTGGGATATTTACATTATAGTTGATCGGGTCCATTGATTATGGCCCTCCACGGTAGTATGCGTTAGGGTCTATCCCGCTGCTTGTTTGCATAAGCCCAAAACCGCTGCCGCCAGTCGCAGGTGGCGGCGCTTTGCCGCCAAACTGACTAAACCCACCGTTGCCCATGAAACCGCCATACGCACCAGCCAAACCATTCACGGACTGGCCGAATGTATTCGCCTTTCCCATAGTTGCGCCTGCGCCAGCCGCACCCTGTTGTCCGTAAAGGCCTGCAATTTGTTGTCCGGTCATCATCCCAGCTTGCCCAGTCATTACCGCTGAATTTTGACCCATTCCAGCAAGCCCGCCGAGGCGCTGATACTGCTGTTCAATTAGTGAATTCATCAAATTAGGCCGGAACTGCGCCAGTGCAGCTTGAGTATTCCCGCCCCTGAGGCCACCTGTAGCCGACGCATTTTGCAAGATAGCATCCTCGCCTTGACGCGCCAATCCAGAATATAGCGGCCCATTTTGAACTGCTTGAATTGCCGCCTGCTGAGCCTCTGGCCCTAGCGAACCGGATAACGCTTGCTGCTGCTCTAGCGCTGGCTGTCCAGCTTTGGCATACGGGTCTAGGCCGGCTTTCATTGCGTCAAATTGTCGTCGCTGCTCGTCTATGCCTTGGTCAGCTGCTCTAATTTGTTTTTTTGCTGCGCGCCCTTGCGCTTGTGAGCTGACGACTCCACTCACTAGGGTTGCGCCTGCTACCGCTACCATCCCCCAAGTCATTAGTTAATCCTCTTCAATTCTTCGGGCTCTATGTGCTCAGCTTCGATTACCGCCAAGTCTTGAGAGTCATCGCGGTTTAAATGAATAGTCACGAATTGTGTGTCCTCTAGTGCAACTACCACGCGCTTAACGCCGGCGGGTGAAATGGATAGGTGGCCAGCTTCTGCGGTAGTTCGGCCAAATTCGCTAACAACCTCCGCCTTCCCTTTGGTCACAATTAAAAAATGCTCGTGCAAGTGGATTTTACCAACTAGCCGCATTCCTGCCGGCACAGTCAGCTCACGCATGTACATGCCTTTAGCGAAAAAATGGGTCGGCTCAGGCAGCTCTACGGCGAGGCCGGAATCTATTATAGCGTTCTGCAGGTCTACAATTTGCGCACGCGATGGGAGGACGCATGATTCGGCGAGAATTTCTGATTGTGGCATAGCCGCCAAGTTGTTTTTCATACGTCTCCACTGGGGGAAAGCTGCTGGCGGCTAAAAGTGACTCAGCGCGTCAATTATTGCCCAAAATTGTCACTTTTGCAAATCAGGTAATCTCTCGGCCCCACGCGACGATTGTGAGCGACGTCGCGGCACCTGCTAGGGTGGAAATGAACCCGCCAGACTCTAGCCCCTGCCCGACTAACTCAGAACAGGTATAGCATTCACCCGCCGCAATACTTTTCACGCTAATAACGCGGTTTGCGGCGCTTGCTGACCCGCCAGATACCACTAGGTTAACGCTGAATGTAACCGCGCCGCCTGTGGTATTCGTTACTGTGAATTTATCAATGATCGCTTTGCAGTTCGTCGCCGTATATTGAGTAGTCTGCGAGTTCTCCGCTTGTTTTGGCGGAATTATATTTTTCGCTGTAACTGTCATAATTATTTACCAAGTTGGAATTCGTCGGGTTGTACCGTTGTCGTTGATAGTGATCCACTTCGTTGGATTTCCGGCAACTGGTGAATTCAATAAGGTTCCAGCTAAGGCACCAGAGCCATCAGTTAATGTGGCAGACGTCGCAAGCAGGATCGTTTGATTATTCGTCAGTTGGGCGGTCACAGTCCCGCCAGTTATTGAAACGTTATCCCGCTGCTGCTCTCCCATGGTGCCTATTTGCAGTGGCGGTACAAGATTATCCGGAAAAACAACGTCCTGAATTGTCGGCGCTAATGCTAAAATCTCCAAAGCTGCCGCTATTCTGCTTAATGAGTCGAGCGCCTGAACGGCTGTGGCCTGAGCGTTTCCAGCTAAAGTGTTGATTTCATCAATAACGTCCGGGGCTATTTCATCCACAGCGCTAAACAAGTTTTCGAACTGCCGAATCTGCTCGTGGTTTTTGAGAAATTGCGCGAGCTGGTCGCGGCTTAGTTTTAGTCCGGCCATTAGTACGCTAACGCCTCAAATTTTGCTTCGATCCGTGCGAATGTTATTTGGCTGTCGCTGTCGCCTTGGAATCTCTGTGCCCGCCAATTGCGCATAGAACCGTTTTGGAACCACACTAGGCGCTGACGCCGCTCTCCATTGCTTCCTGCTGAAATAAAGCGGTTCTGGCTCCAAGAAATGCCATCCAGCGAGTAGGAGGTGCTGATTGTTGCATCCACACCAACTGCCGTGCGCCCAGTGAGCGCCACCAATTCCAATTCATTAAACACGGCCCCTTTGCTCTCAGCGTAAACTATCTGCGTCGCAAACTCCCAGCGAACCTTGGCGGCCCAATGTGAGCTGACTGTGTTGCTCAGGTAGCCGATTGCTCCGCTTGCAGGGTTGCCCACTAGCCACTTGTCATAGCACCACACGAAATCACGTGCTAGGTATTGGCTGAATCCGCCTGTGGAGGTTGTGAGCGTGAACCATATCTGCTGCCCGGCTGCCTGCGATGCGCTGCCGTCGAAAACTAGGGTGCGGTCTGGAAGGTGCACATAAAGGAACTCGTGCGACTTGTCTATTCTGGCCTCGATTTTGCATAGCGCCAATTCCGCCTCAGTGAATCCCTGCAATATCGTGTCAATTTCTTGAGTTGCGATTTTGGTGGCTGAGGCATTCACCCCTAAATAAATGCTTGGCGACTCATTCCTGCCGCCGCCGATAAATGCGACGGTTTGCTGGAATATGCAACAAGCATAAGTCCCCACGCAACCCTTGGTAATCTGTGCGCCTTCTAGCCGCTGGAACGGAAATAAAGTGCCGCCAACATTGTCGAAAAATTCTATTGTGTGCCGGTTAACTGCCACGGCTTCATTGCGCAGCTTCAGCACAGCAACAACTGGGTCGGGGTCTATTTCTGACGAGCCGTATTTCAGCGGGTTAATTGATGGGTAATTAGGTATTAGGTTTCCGTTGGCGTCTGTGGTTAGGTCATTCACCACTAAAAATTCACCATCGGTAGTCATGTAGTAGCTGTCAATCCACGTAAAATCCAGCACCGTGCCTAAATCTGCATCGGTGTTTTGCGTCAGTGTGGCCCCGTCCCAGTAGTAAAATCTCCCACCGGACGACACCGCTAGATTATCGAATGAGTAATCGAAGGTGACTAGCCCACCGCTGCCCACGTCGCCCAGTGTAGTGACTGCGCCTGTGCTGGAAATGCTCACTAGCTTAGTGCCTATCACCCGATAGCAGACGCCGTTCCAATTGATACCGCCTCGGTTTAAACCTGTTCCTGTGCCATTGGAAATAATCCCATCCGCTGGGCGCAAATACTCCGAACTAATGCCAGTGCCTTTAGGGACCGGAACAAGATTCACAGGGTAGGACGTGCGAAATTCCGGCCCACTGTCGGTATAAACGCCGTTGAGCAGGGGAATTTGCATTAGCCGACTCGATACCATGTTGAGTTGAGCGAACCGAATCGCAGACGGAAAAATGCGTTTGCAGTTAATGCCGTAGGGGCACCAACTACAGTTGAGCCGTTCCCGTTAATCGTCAGAGTGGTAACAATATGGGCGCAAATAACCAGCACCTCTTGCCCGTCAATGCAGTTTGCTAGCAATGGCAGCGTGATGGTCATTGCAGCGTATCCAGCAAGAGGATGAATTATCAACCACGTGCTCTCGCTGCTGTTTGTAACCGTCACAACCGTGCCAGATACGGAAGGAGCGGCATATTGCGGGGTGAAGCCGGGCGCCGTTAATTGCCCCTGCAAATAATCGACGAACGTTGCCATCGAGGAGCGCGAAACGTAATCATTGCCAGCATCATAAAATAATGGCTGAAGACCTGAAACGCTTGTGGTTACTGGAATATTTGTGGCCATAATATTTACTCGAAAAGTTCAAAGCCTTGGCCGTCAATAGTGGCGTCGGTCGGAGGAGTAACGAAAGGAAAGTCGTAATTTTTAGCACCGGCGCCGCGCGGCATATTCCGTGGCATTTGCATTTCGCGTGGCCGTGATGAAATTCTCAGTAGGGTGTTATAGCTGCTCTTGGCCGCCGCTTTAGTGTCTGGGCTAACCATTTTCCCGTAAGCTGGCGCAAGCATAATGGCAAGGTTTTTGCGTATGGCTTGCACCGCTGAATTTCTAACGTTGGTGTCTGTGCTTAGGCTGGAATCACTGGGGCTGGACGACAACGGATAACCAAGGCGAACACCAAACGCGTGCCACTCGGCCATCATTGCATCGAGTTGGTACATGGCGCTCTGTAGCTGCTCAACCTGCAAGTCGAAAACATAGTTGGCCATGCCAATCTCTTCGAATGCCTGTTCAACTAATTGTTGTTTCGTCCAGCCCATAAATTAACCCTTGGTTAAACCCAGCTTTGGGCGCTTTTCAGTGCTCAGTTTAAACGATTTTACGGCTTCCGGCATTGTTTCGTGCCAGCCTTCTTTCAGTAATTGCTCGCACTCAGAATCGCTTTTAACTCTGGCGCTTGAATATGTTGTGCCTTCTGGACCAAAGTGATCACCTGGGCATTTGTACAGTAGTGCGGGGAATTGCATATTTACACCAAATAAAAGCCCCCAGTTACGGGGGCGGTACCATTAGGAAAGGCGGTAGGTCACAAACGTATTGGCAGCGGTTTTGCGCGTGCGGAACTGCGCAGAAACTACAGTTGCCACGGTCATGGTTCCAACTAGCGTATGGCCTGTTGCTGCTGTAACTGTGAACGTGTTGCCACCAGTGTTGATGATCGACCAATCAACTGCGTCATCAACATTCCACTCCGCAGCTGCATCAAGCACTGTACCTGTTGGCACTGTTCCCGCCACGGCTGCCGCAGTGGTAGAGGTTAAAATGCCTCCGATAATCGCCGCCGCAGTAACCGCGCCAGTGGCGTTTAACGCGACCGGAGTAGCTTGGATTGGCGCCAAAACTCGAGACTGCTTAACAATAGGAGCCGCACCGATTTCATAGAACACCGGCAAACCGCCAATGGCTTCAATGATAATGGTGGCGCCGTTGGTGTACGAGCCGAAAACAACTTGCTCGTTGCTAATGGTATCGAGTAGCGACACCGAATCAGGCTGGTTAACGAAGCCCGAAGAGCGCGACACTTGCGCTGTGCCTTGAGTATAAACCGCCACGGATTCTGTAGCAGGGATTGTGATTTGTACGCGGCCACCGCCGACAAGATAGCTAGACATAATTTTCTTCCTGTGCTGTATGGAAATACAGGGGCCGAAGCCCCCAGATTATTAGGTTTGCGAGAACATCATGATGCCGGCCATTTCTGGCTGAACACACGCGACGCCAAAGGAAGTATCGAATCGGAACCGAGTTAAGCGGGTTTCAATATCAAACTGCTTAATCATTACCAGCTCAATACCCTGATCAGTTGACCCGCGCATAACACTTGCGCCAGCGTCGGTAGGAACCGCCAATTTGCCGGGAATCAACAACATTGCGTCCTTGTGCCAAAATGGATTCACGTTTGCGGTAAAGGTGTTAAGGAACACAATTGCGGCAGCTGATGCTTCAGTTAGCACAACGTTTTGATATTGCGCCTCTGCGTTTGTGGCGCCTTGGTTGCTGATGATAGGAGGGGAAATTACCAAGGTCGTGGAGCTTGGCACGCTAATCACGCGGAACGTTTTTAGCTGGCCAGTTGAGCCTTTGGTGATGTGATGTGCAGCTTCAACGCCTGCAATAGTGAACGCATCGCCAGCCGCAACGTTAGTTGTTGAGCTAATGGTGATGGTCTGGTAGCGGTTATCGACGTTAGACTTCTCGCCAGTGGTGGTGGCTGTGCTAGTGGCCGCTGGGGTGTAGTAGTTAGCCGCTGCTGCACGGGTGTCGATAGTTAACGATCCGCCACCTGCTGCTGCTGTTAAACGCTTGCCAACGTCCAGTTTGTAGGTTTCAAAGCTAGACACCATGCCAACTTGCCCACGGCGCAATGCTTCGTCGCTGATTTTATTACCAAACGAACGCGACGCTACTTGCAGGTTATTCGCCATGCCGTTGTAGTCGCGGGTGGTGAGAAACAATTTACGGTCTTCGCCGGCGATGCCTTGCTCGTTGAATATCGCATCACACTGAGCCACGTCATCAAAACCCACGGCTGCTGCTGAGCGTTTGACGAACAAAGTGCCCTGAGCTGCTGCAACGTTAAGCACGGCTGTATTGATGTCAGAAGCTAATTTCTGACGCGCCGACTTGCCAAGATTTTCGTTTTGCAGCGCGTCGCGTAATTCTGTCGCGCTCATTGACCAAGGAACAGACTTGTCGTAACCAATGGTGATTGGCACAGTAAGTTGAGTTTGTGATTTGAAGTTTGTGGTTTGGTCGGCGCCGTCATAGCTGGAAACGATATAGGGCATTGGGTAGCGCATAACATCGCCGCCTCGCTCCATATCTGTGGGGTTAACATTCTTGACGGTTACGTTGGTTGACATCGCTAGGCCGTCCTGAAACGCCTCCAGCGACTGGTCGAACATTACCTTTTCTTCTTTTGAAAACTGGTTAGACATAATAATTCACCTTATTGGTTTTTGATTTGACGCCGATAGGCAGCGACTTTTGTGCGGTCTCCAGTTCTATCGGCTTCTGCCATTAGTTGCTCAAGTTTTGAGTCGAGCGCATGGGTTGACTTACCTGAACCCTGCGGGATCTTCTCTGGTGGTGGTGGTTGTCGTTTCGTCACAGTTAAAAGTGCCTCAAGTTTTGCCACCGAAAAAGCGAATTTCACGGGGTCTTTAATTGCGGCCAGTTCGGCCATTTTTGTTGGGTTTTTGTAGAGGTAATGAACAACCTTTGGGGCGTGGTCGGCGCCTTGAATCAAAACACCTTGCTGTGTAACGCTTAGTGCTTCCAGTGCCGCCGCTTCTGCGTCCTCGTAGTCACGCACTTTTAAGCTGGCTTTTGCTGCGGAATATTTGGCTAATTGGTCCTGCCAATCTTTTTCCGCTTTGGCCGCCTCTTGACGCTTCAGATTCTCTTGGGCGTCTTGTGCGGCTTTGGCGTCTTTCCACTTGTCCAGCTTTGCCTCAAACTCGTCTTCGTCATATTCGCAACTTGCAAGCGTGGGTTTTTCGCCTAGTGCAGCCGGTTTGGGCTCGGTCTGCAATTCGCTTAACTTGCGCTGCAATTCGCGGTTTTCACGTGCCAGAGTTCTGTTTGTTTTGCGAACTTCTTTAACCCATAGCGGCGCATTTTCGTGCTCCGCTTCTTCTGGCGTTTGCGACTCGCCCGCAAGTTCTATAACGTCCTCATCATCCGTCTCATCAACTGCCTCAACTTCTGGCGCCTGATCAAGCTCCTCGATTTCTTCGTTAACCTGCTCTGCATTTTTTTCAATCATTTTGACCCCGTTATATCTCGCTCATGGTGGCCGGCTGAGCGGGTGCCGGTGTAAATTCTGCTTGCTGCGCTTGTGCGCCTTGTATCGCCTGCGCCATTTTTATCGCTGCGTCCTGCTTGCTAACTTCAATGCCGGCCAGCGTCTCAATGGTTTGCGCGTGCGTTAATTCGGACTTGGCGATTACTCCAACTGTGTCGGCCCGTGCCTTAGCTGCGTTTGCGTCGGCTTCGTTGGCGAGTGAATCGGCAAGTTTTGCGTTTGGATCTGGTGGCTGATTAGCTGCTGCCTGCGCCATTTCCTGCTGTTCTTCTGGGGTTGCTTTAACAACACCCATTTTCACTAGGCGATTGCGGAAATAGTCGCGGGTGTCTTGTAGCCCCTCCCCTTCCATGTTCATCATTGCCATGGATTGCAGCACCGAGGAGGTTTCGGGGTCGGTGGTAATCCGTATCATCTCAATCAGGTTTTTAACTGTGCCTGATTTTTTGCTTGAGGAGCTTGGCCCGACTTCCGCGACGACATCAAATGATGCTTTGGTTAAATCGTTTTCGGTTTTGAAGATGCCATCTTTCTCGATTGGTCGGCCTAGCTCTAGGGTAGATAGCTCGCCTTGAGTGCCGACCCCTTTCATTTTGCGGCCCTTCTCAACGTAGAGCTCTCTAGCCATTCCCAGCCAGATTTGCCCTGCTCGCTGAACACCCTTGGAGAAATTCGAGACGTAGATGTAGGTCTGCATCCCCAGGCTGTTCTGGATTAGCTCGACGGCTTTACCTGAAAGGTTGGAAGCTATCTGCTCACCTTGATCTGCGCGGCCCAGTATCTCGGCCATGTCCTGCTCAGTAATTTGCAGGAGCGCAGCCATTGCTGGAGGTATCTGCGGAGCGCGGGTGTAGCCAATCGGGCCTGATGGTAGTGTCTGGCCTGCTGCGTCGGTGATCGGGTTTACCAACAAATATGGGTAGTTCTTGGTGTTGTCGTCGGCCCATAGGTCCTCATTGCCTGCTATCTGCTCTGGCAAGAAGATGGGTTTCTCAACGCTGGAAAGTGCGGAAATCTCCCCAAGTTTGCTGAGTTGCATATTCTTTAATCGCGCCACATCTTTAGCTAAACGAACGTGACCCATGCACCGTTCTATTCCATCGACGAACCAGCGTTTGCCGTACACTACGACAACAGGGATGTTGGGGCCGGCAATAATCCCGCAATCTTCAAGGATGCCAGACCCGCTCATGATGTATTTATGGACACGCTTGCGCTTGGCTTTCTTCTCGCGCAGCTTCTTAGTGCCAATAGCTTTAAGGCGCCCTAGCAGCTCCTCATCGTCTTCGAAATCCGAGTCTGTGTAACGCTCTTCACTGCCGTCAATCGCTTGGTAGTAATAAACGGTTTCAGCCACCGTCTCCACACGGTAATACTCGGCTATGTAAATGAGATCCGGTGTGGCCCAATCGAAGTATGTGCTCGTGATGTCTTTCGGCCAGCTGGCGGGGTCGTCTTTGTACTCAGTCGTGTAGGCGCTGCGCGTCATCGACGTGAGCACCCAGCACTTGGTGGCGTCTGATTTGTCTTGGCGTTTGGCTTGCAGGTCGAAGAAGACGCATGTGTCCGCGTCGTAGATCGGCTCTATGCGGATCCGCTGGCGCTCGTCCTCATCGTCCTCATCGTCCTCGTATGTTGCCCGAAGGCGGAACGCACCAAAGCCACCGCCCACCGCCTCTTCAAACGCATTGTCGTAGGCTTCATTAGCCGTCGAGTCCTGCTCGTCTGCTCTGTAAAGGCTATCGCAAGCGTCTGCCAGTGTATCGTCGGCGCTGCCGTCTTTGCTCACGAAATCAACTGTGATCCGGTTGTTGCGGTATTCGTTGATAATGCGGATAACGGCGAGGTGTATTTTATTAACCTCAAATTTAGGCTTGTTCTCGAACTGCTCGCCTAGTGTGCCCTCCCACATTGCCCCAGCTATTGAGTAAAAACGCCGGTCCTCAAGGCACTGCTTGCGCTCGTCACGGACGGCAGATTGCACCTCGTCAAATTCCGTGAGGGCGTCAGCGTGGATGCGTTTTAACTTTTCAGTCTGTGAGAGAGCCATAAGTGCACACTGGTGAAGTTGTGTCAATTATGGACTAATTTTTGCGAAGTGACAATATTTGTCAGTATGTGGCGTTTTTTGTTACCAGCGGTTTCGGACTGCGATTGGTGCGGCCCGCAACCGCTGAATCGCCGGTGTTGTCTGCACTGATTTGATGGCGTCGAACATAGGGTCTAGTTGGTCGTCATGTGCGCCACTGGGGAAGCTAGACACCTCGGCGAGGAAATCAGACAGCCACGGCGCATCGGCAGGCAAAAGCACATTGCCGGACTCGATAAACGGCGCTGCATCGCTCGCCCGGCTGAACTTGTCGTTGTTGCGCTGCACCGGGATAATCGGCAGACCTTCGCGCCTTAGCGTCTGGACTAGGCCGGTCCCGCTTGCCTTGTCTTCAACGTATAGTCCGCGCAGAGTGGATCCGCCAGTGCCGTTGTGCTTCATCCAAAACGCGCGCGTCTGCTGTACCAACTCCGGCGCCTCCCACTTGCCGCGAATCTGGTCGATCATTACCGCTTGCCCAGACGTTGAGCGGCCCCAGCATTGCAGCACCGAATAGTCGTTTTTCTCGCCCGTCTTCATTGCCGTATCAGCAAAGATTGCGCGGTACTCAAGCGCAGGTAAGGCCGTCCAGTATTTAAACCATCCCGTCTTGATGATGCCACCACCCCTTGGGGCCGGACGTTGTTGGAGCTGGCCCGCTGCGCCATAACTTCCAAGTGTGGCTTCAAGCTCCCGCACCTGCGCTTCACTGAAACGCTCAGGGAACATCAGCTCCCCGTCGTATGTGCGCGGGTCAGTCCAACCTATGGATGTTGTGCAGCGGTGATCTGGCTCGAACCTCATGGGGATGTGCAAGTGGACGTAAGGCAGGCCCATTGCCAATATGACGCCACTCACGTCCGCCTCATTGAGCCGCTGCATGATGATGACGATTGCTGACTTGTCGGAGTTGACCCGCGTCGGCAGGGTTTCGGTGAACGTTACTCGGGCGGCTTCAAGCTTCGCTTCGCTGTTCGCGTTGTCTGCGCTGATTGGGTCGTCGAGTATTACTCGGTCACCACGGACGCCTGTTAGGCTTGTGAATGAACGCGCCTGTCTCACACCCATGGCTGTATTGCCAAACTCCCTTTTGCCGTCCAGATCGCTTTTGAGCTCGATAGGCCAGAGCTCCTGATACCACTCGGACTTGATTAGATCGCGGCACCGGCGAGAGTCGCGGATTGCTAGGCCCTCCTCATGCGCAGTACCAACGAAACGCATCTCCGGCATCCCTTTCGGCCCCCATTCCCACGCTGGCCAGATGACCGACGTCAGCAAGGATTTCATCGAGCCGGGTGGCACGTTCATCAATAGCCGCGTGATGTCACCGCTCGTAACGTGTTCTAGGTGCAAGCAAATGGCATCCAGCGCCCAGCCCCACTTGAGCTTAGTAGTAGGCTCCAGGACGTGCCACGCTCGACGCGCAAATGCAGAAAGGGAGCGTTTGCATAGCTCTCTTTCTGCGTTGATTAGGTCTTGCTGTGTGATATTCAGTTAAAACCCCGTGTTTTTCGGCACTGTCGCCACGATCAACTACGTTTGCGCGCCAGATTGTCTACTTTTTGCGCAGATTGGCCAGCTCTTCAAGTGCGGTATCGGACAAGCCGGTAAAATCGACGGTAGACGTGGTTGTGAGCGAGCCCGACAGCGCCGTGTTCAGATCCGTTTTATCCGTCTGCGACAAGTACTGTTTGCCCAGCCAAATCTGCATCGTCGCATTACCACCCTCTGCCGCCCTCCACTGCATCCTGCGTAAGCTGGCCTTGCCTCCTGAGCCCATCTTTTTAAAGTACTCCGGAAAACCGTCGTGCCCATCACGTCTAAGCGCATCAGTTAGTGCGTCATAACTGATCTCGAGAACGCTGGCGCACTCCTCCCCGGTGCACTGCAGCTTGCACAGCCCGTCTAGCGTTTTGTAGTCTAGCGCTATTTGTGGTCTAGCCATTTTGATGTGCCTCTACAGTTTGAATTTCTCATCTATAATTTTGGGGACTGCATTGACCCACTTAATGTTGTGATGAAGCCTTTGGTTGGTTGTCCCCATTAGCTTAACCTTGCAACAGCTGGGAGCCGCCATCACGCTGTAGAATGATTTTGCATAGGTCCCGTACTCTTTGTAAACCTCCGTATTGCCTCCGGCGCTAGCCTGAGTCTGCGCTTGGTTGAGCATTACATTAGGCACTTGACTGAAAATCTTACCTACTTTCCCTAATGTTAGGTACGTATTGACGTCGTCGTTCATTCTGCCTATGAATATTACATCATCGGCGGGGTCTTTGTTCACTTTGAATACAAAGCTGTTCATGGCCTTGCGTTTGAATGCTTCGCGCTTAAATGTCTTTAGCCCTCCAATGAAGTCGCCGCCCTGTGATAGTGCTATGGTCGAGGCTCCCGTGGTATCTAAGCAGTCAATCATCGCGTCCAGAATTTTGTCCATGTTCTTGACTGGATTTTGCCCGAGTTTGTCACCGTCACTAAAACGATGTGTAAATTGGTTATAGTCGTCCTCAAACTCAAAAAAGTAGTCCAGTCCTAATTTTCTAGCTATGTCGTAGCAAGCATTGCGGGCATAAACAATCACCTTATTTCCTTGGAAGTTGTCCATGATGTCGAACTTTCCTCGATACTCACTTTTACTGAATACGATTACATCATCGCGGTATTTTTCCACGTACTCGCTTAGCGTCTTATCTTCATCGTCAAGGATAATGTATATACGACCAGTATACCCATGATTTCGCAAAGCATTATGCGTTATGACTTTGTCATGTCTGCCGTGCGAAAGTATAAAAACGGCTGTCTTTCTGCTATTGCTCACCTTTTAGCCTGCTGCTGCTGTAACCGTGATGCCTTTTTAGGTACACAATGTCCTTCCCCGCTTCTTCTATTGCTTTTCTTGACTCCCATTCCTCTCCTTTGTGGTCGTGCCCTAAGAAGTACACGTCATAATCTAATGACGTGAACATATCTGCGTCTCTCTCTGCACTCTCGTAGGGAACGACCTCATCCACCCATTTCACTGCCCTTAACTGCATATATCGTTCATAAATAGATTGCCTAGTGGTTTTGTAGGCTGGCGCGCAGTGCAATCCTATGATCAAAAAATCACAGTGTTTCTTTGCCTCTTCTATAGATAAAACATGGCCAGTATGTAAAATATCTGCCACCATTGGAAAAAATCCGATTTTCATCTTTTTGATCTCGCTATTGAATAATTCTGGTTTGTATGCCTTGCAATTTTTGATGTGCATTCGATAGTATGCTTTGTGCAACTCTTCCTGAGGGGGATTAAACGAGAATAGAAGCATTTTGATAGTGCCACTATGCGCGACTATCAAAATCTTTTTGTGGTTGTATTTTTTTTCTGTTTCGTCGATAAACTCTTTCACTCTGGCAAAAAATTGTTTCTTGCTTTCTATGCCAAATTTTTTGATGAGTGTGAGGTTTTCATCCTTTAACAGCATCTCGCTATTTAGGTGTTTTCCCTCTAGCATTCCTTTGCTCATCTCCTTTAGCCTATCATCGAAGCATATTTTGACGTTCTTGTGGTGTGCCAATATGGAATATGCTGTCGTCTTCGCCCTGCTCAGGGGGGAGCATAAGCAAGCGTCAAAATGTTGCGTTTTTAATTCGTTGGCTATGCTTACCGATTGCTTGATTCCCGTATAATTCAAAGGAATATCGAACTGTCCATGCATTATTCCATTCTTGTTCCAAAACGTTTGACCATGTCTCACGAAGGTATAATCGTTATTCATCGTCGTCGTCGCTCAGAATGTCGTCCATTTCCTTAGCTAATTGCACAAACCCGTTCGCAATAGCTTTGTCAAAGTCTATAATGACTAAGGCGCTACACTCCATCAGTTCTTGACATTCTTTTGTTGAATGTGCGTAAAAGTTGGCGATCTTTTCATAATTGAACACAATATGCCTGGAGGCCGCAGCCATCAAAAATTGTTTTTCTTTTTCTTCCAGCTTGCTCGCCTGAATCGTAGTTATCAAATCCATGGCTTTTTCGTCGCTAAATAACTCCTCTAAAGATGGTTTTTCTCCTGTAGGTTCATAGGTCGGCGCGCCAACTTTTTGTGAGTATGGGCTAGGGCTGATAGCGTCTTTCAGTGACAATATTTCATTTAGCTGATCTTTTCCAAACCCTAGCAGGTCAATATCAAAATCAACCTCCTTTAGGTGCTCAATCTCAACCCTTAGCGTGTCCATATCCCAGCCAGCATTCAGCGCGAGCTGGTTGTCAGCTATAACATAAGCCTTCTTCTGCGCCTCTGTGAGCCCGCCCAGTGTGATCGTTGGCACCTCTTGCAGTCCCAGCTTCTTGGCTGCCATTAGCCGCCCATGGCCCGCTATGATGCCGCCCTGCTCGTCAATCAGAAGCGGGTTGGTAAAGCCGAACTCTTTAATACTCGCTGCTATCTGGCTCACCTGTGCGTCGCTGTGCGTTCGTGAGTTCAGTGCGTAGGGTATCAGGTCGCTAACACTTCTATGCTCTAGCTCTATCCGCGCCTTATCTTCGAATGAGTATTTCACAATTGGTCCTCTAGCTCGCCTGCCATTCTGATGATCACGCCTTACCTCCCATCTTCTCGATTGTGCGCATTGCACCTAGTCCTAGCATCCCCATGAGAATGGTGCTCAGCGCGTCCGTATTGATGATCGGAAACGTTCCCGAGTAGCTGAACACCACTTGCGCTAGATACCGCAAGAACGGCTCAGCTATGAAGTCGTAAGCCAATGCAAATCCGCATACCCAGCCTATAAACGGTCGCCACCCTGCTACGAAAACTGATGAGCTCGCCGCCTCGACTTTGTTGATGTCGGTCTGGGCCAAGATTAGCTGCACCTGCGCCTGGAGCTGTTCGCTATCCCCCGCTGCGTGAAGCTTCTGCAGCTCTAGGACTGCCTGCGCTTTTGCTTGTGGGTCTGGAATGAATTTATCTAGCGCCGTTTTGCCGATGTCTAGCAGTGCTGTCAATGGGTCTAGGCTCATGCTTTTTTTCTCTTGTTGTACGCTTTATCAAGCCGCATGTCATATGGGTCACCGCCGTACTTTTTGGCGATCTCACGGAAGCCGGCGCCGTTGTAAATCGTGGCGACCTTCGTCCAATCTTTGGCTTTTAGCGCCTCCTCAAGCCGTGAATCGGTTTTTACGAACCGCACCAAGGCATTGACCTGTGCCTGCTCGCCAGTTTTGAAGTCGTCCCACATTGCGCCAACACTAGAATAACCCAACCGCTTCCAGTGGGTGCCCATAATCTGCGGCATTCCTATCGAGCACGACCCCATCGCAGCCAGTGCGTTTAGCTTGAATGCGCTATTGAATGCGGCCCACTCTGACTGCTGCCCTTGAACTTGGTTCGTGTCCCACACACCATCCGGCGAGCTTTTTGGCGACAACCTTTTAAAGTATTTCGGCTCGAACTGAATAATCAACTTCCCATCGGCACTAAAACCTTTGCCGGCGCTTTCGACGTCCAAAAATGCCGCTAAGGCTTCCGGCTCGATATTGGAACCCTCGGCTGCTAACGCCTTTTTAACCAAGTCAATAATCACAATTCACCCCTTAATTTGCTGTTATTTTAGCACATTTCCGCAGAATTTCGCCTTTTTTCAGCCAAAAACGCCTCTATTTTCGCAATCTGCGACTCTACCCAGCCGTCGAAATCACGGTCCGAAACTGGCGCAGTGCACCCTATTTTACAGCCTTTGCACAGCTTATGCGCCGCGCAATGCTCAATGACTTCATCTGGAACTTTCACGAATCACCCTGAACTTAACTACGTTTTCCCAGCAAAACTCACGCGCCGGGCCTGTCATTTTGATGCCGCTAAGCCGGTCGATCACCGTCACCCAGCTCCCGCCCTTCACGGGCGGCCTGTGGCTGTTGTGCTCGTGCCAGCCGCTCTGTGGCATGGGTTTAGCCTCCATTTTGCACCACCCATGCCCTAGCCATTGTTTTGAACTGCTCAACCATGGTACGGTCGAACACCCCAAAAATATTATTGGCACGGCTTTTGATTATCTGCTGCGCCCTGAATGTTGATGCAAAACTTGACTCAAGCCGGAGTTTGTCGCCCGACTTTTCCACAGTCACCAAAATAGGCGAGCTTGGCGGCGCTATTGCTATTCGATCCCCAATGATTCTTATCATTTTTTCATCTTCTCGATAAATTGCTTAACCGAATTGGCCTCGGCTTCTGTTAGCCAAAACGCCACTTGTTTTAATCCCTGCGCTTTTCTGCGCAATTTCATCTCGGCCATTATCAGCTTCTTTGGCTTAGCCATGCGCCACCATCCTCAAGCTGCCCGCATTTTTCGTGAACCACCGACCGGACGACGGCTGAAAAACAAAAACGTCTGCTTGTAGGTAGGCGTCGTCAGTGCCTGCCAACTTTTTGGCCTTGGCTGTCGCCTCTTCTAACCACCTACTGGCGTCTTTTGCCTCTATCCTAAACTGTAAATCAAGTGCCATAACTCCCCCTCAATTCCCATTTTTAATGCAAAAATCATCGCTTTTCTTTTTCTGAATTTCGCATAAATTCATCAAAATCGCTTTACATTCAGCCCAAAACGCCAGCGCGCAGGAATCCATTTGTGAAATTTCGCCATCTGAAAATTCCATCCACTTGATGTGCGAATGACGCTGACAGCCTATTTTTAAATTCTCGCCAGTTATTAGCACGTCCCAATACAGTCCGTTTATTGATAATGGGGAAATAACCAGTATTTCATCGAACATTTTAGCACCGCTCAGGTCGGCACAGCTCAGGTTGGCACCGAACAGGTCGGCACCGCTCAGGTCGGCACCGCTCAGGTCGGCACCGCTCAGATTGGCACAGCGCAGGTTGGCACCGCTCAGGTCGGCACCGCTCAGGTCGGCACAGCTCAGGTTGGCACCGCGCAGGTTGGCACCGCTCAGGTCGGCACCGCTCAGGTCGGCACAGCTCAGGTTGGCACCGCTCAGGTTGGCACCGAACAGGTCGGCACCGCGCAGGTCGGCACCGCTCAGATTGGCACCGAACAGGTCGGCACCGCGCAGATCGGCAGCGCGCAGGTCGGCAGCGCGCAGGTCGGCATCGCGCAGGTCGGCTCCCTGCTTTATCGCCTCCAATGCCGTGGTTTTGATTGTGTTGTCGTCGCACTCATGCGCAAATATTAGTGCATGAGTGAATCTGTTTTTTATTTCAATTTTCATTTCTTTCCCCTCAATTCCCGCGCCGGGTGACGCGGGCTGTTGTTAGATGTTTGCGTTCAAAGCTTTTACGAAGCACTCTGAAGACCCGGCGAATTTTGACGCCAAGCAATCAAAATAAAGCTTATGCTTCTTTTCATTGAAGCTAATTCCTAGCCCCGCTTTATTTGCAAGCTCCTGAGACAAGTAGATGCGTTTCATCGCATCTTTTTCCCACACTTTTCCGCCTAAACTGATCAGCTTGTCTTGCATGCTCTTCCCCTTATTCCGCCTAGCGGTATTGCTTGGCAGTGATGTAACTATAGCGGCGGTAAGCGATTACCGCAAGCGATTTATGCAAATAACTTAACTATTTTTCATCTGCTTAATTTTTAACCTATATTCAGTAATGATTCGGGTGTAATCCTCCGCCCTGAATTTCGCGCTGCTGGTGTCTGCCTCTAGCGCCTCCACTGCTACGCGCCCTATTCGGTCTACCAATTTCAGCCTGTATTGCGCCAGATTGCCCGAAAGGTATAGGTTGCACTGGCTACACTGTCGCCAGACGTTTTGCTCGTTGAAACGCAACTGCGGGCGCGCTCCGGTTGTCATGTAGTGACCAGCGTGCCATTGCCCCTGCCAATCTTTCGGCTTCTCGCAGCTTATGCACCCCTCGCCCTCGTCCCTGAGCCGGATATAGGTGTTGAAAACCTTTTGGGCTAAAGGCTTAAGGCTTGAGGTGTCTTTAGCCTTAAACTCGGCCTTGGCCTTTTTTGCTGTAGCCTCTCGCCCCAAGACAAGTGCGCACTGGATGCCGCACGCCTTGGCTAGTGAGTTGAACGGCTTGAACTGCTCCCCGCACGCCCGGCACTTCTTGGTCCTAATTTTATTCATGCTGAGCCTTTTTCAGTTCCGAAAATTCGCCTTTTGACTCCAGGATGCACCCATGCTGCGCCGCGAACGCCTGCAACCAATTCAAAAAATCAGACTTTTCGCCTTTGGCCCAGCTCGCGCTGCTTGTGTAATCCACCTTGGACCTGTGAGTCATCGGGCACCACACGTCATAGACTAGCCAGCTCCAGGCGGTTTCCCGATAACATAAACCTTTTGCCGTCCGCTTCATCCCTTCCGCCATGTTCACGCTAACTTCTTTCGGGTCGCACTTGGCAAAATGCGCCGCAAGTTCTGTGAGCCAGACGTGGAGCAAGGCATTCATCGGCAGGCTGGCGCTTTTCCCATGCCTGAACTTGTACCGCGTGAATCCATTCGACCTAAAATTCTCATCTAGCCACATGTGGGCGCACTTTAATGAGTTTACGGAGTCTACCGTAAATTCGCAGTCAGTCATTGCTCACCTCCACGACGTGCTCCCAAAAATTCTTCACTAATTCCTGCGCCTTGGCTTTGTCTGTTGTGGTTATTCGCTCGCCCTTCGTCACATAGTCGTCAGCATTCCAACCGACCCAAATACGCCCGCCGCTGCACAATCGTTCCTGTAAATTCTTTTTAACGCACACGGCATATTTCATTTGCTCAACCTCCACTCGATAACCTTGCCACCGGCAACCAAAACATCGTTAAAGTCTTTTCCGTAGTCCTCCGGCCACCGGATCACCACCTCAACAACGTCGTTATTCGTTAAAATGTTCCTGTGCCCGCACTCGAAACCTGCCGCCAGACCTGCGCCGTTTTTGTCATTGTCCGCGAAAATGTAGAGTGTTTTGACTCCTGTCGGCGCTCGGAATTTCCTCATTATGCTCGTGTTCAGTGTGGCCCATACTGGCATTTTATACAGTGCGTGAGCGCTTAAGCCTGTTTCGATTCCCTCGCTAATTCCAAGTACATCAGCGACCTCAAACATTTTAACCGCTGCTGGGCCTTCAAATTCCTTCAAGCTAAACAGCTTCCTAGGTGTGGCGATATCGGCCTTTCCTGCTCCATCCAAATACGTCCGATGAATGTAAACCGGCTCGCCATAATCGTCACTTGCCACACTGAATATTGTTCCGAATCTACTGCCTGTGGTGCTGTCCAGCTCGCTATCTGCAAACCTAATGCCGCGGCTGGGCATTTCGTAAATCCCCCGTGCGTTTAGGTATTCCTGAGCCTGTGTTCCTTTTATTTTTGGTAGTGCTAAAAACTTGTCGCGGGCCTGCTTGACCTTGTTCATCTTTTCCGTTGGTTGGCGTTCGCCCGTTTGGTATGTCCTGCCTAGCAGCTTGTCAATTTCAGCCGCCAGCGTTTTAAAATCTTTACCGGTCACTTGCTCTAATAGTTTGAACCCTGAGCCCGATCCACATTTACATATCCACGAGCCATCCCCGCACCTGTCGTCAATCCTAAAGGCCCCCTTGCTTTTGCAAATCGGGCACTCTCCCGGGTAATGTTTGCCTCCGGTGATAGGCGGCAGGCCGTATTTCTCGAAAATATAGCCCCAATTGCCCCGCGCCTCTTCGATTGTGCTGCTCATGCGCTGGCCTTAGCTTTGCCCTTGGCATACGCGATCTGGCTGGATTTTATGTAACCTGCTGTTGTCGGGCTGACTGGCAGCGGTGTTTTCGACAGGCCTTTTGGCCAAACTCCGAACCGTTGTCGGTACTGGTTAGATACCCAGCCGTCAGAATAAATTTTGCCAGCGTTTGCCCGTTCTTTTTGAAATCCTAAAAGTTCCCCGTAAAATTGAGCCTTTTCTGCCATCGTGAACGTTTTTACTTTTCCGGTCACCGCGTGAAGCCCGATGGTCTCGTCAACGTCCACCGTGATTTCACCCGCAACTGGTTTATGCCCGCATCTGCGGCAAACGTACTCGCCCGCCTCTTTCACGCGCTGACATTGTGTGCATGTTTTGCCCTCGGTGCTCTTTTCGCGTTTTTCCCTTTTTGCTTTGCGCGCCTCTTCCATGCCGTCGCTACCGTCGTGAAGCTCGAAATATTCGATCTGTGTTGGGCATCCTAGGCGGTAGAATGTGCCGCTATGGTCAAAAAGCCGGCAGCTGGCCTTGCCTTTGGCTGGCCTGCTCCCGCGCATAACCCCTTGAACCCAAGTGCGCTCGGATTTAGTTGGCTTGGCCCAAATTATGCACCTAACGTCTGAATCAAAGCCGGCTCCCAACACCCCGACATTCCAAATAACTTTGACTATACCGTCAGCGAACCGACTGAAAATGACCTTCCGCTCTTCAATCGGCGTGTCCGCGGTCACCACCTCGGCGGCTATGCCTGCGGCTCTAAATTGCGCAGTGTATGCGTTCGCTGTCGATACGTTTGGGGCAAAACCAATAGTGGGTTCGTTCTCCCCATATCGCAGCCAATTGTCTAGGATGTTGCCGGCAATCTTGGCATCGCCCATAATCTGGCTAATCGCCTCTTCGTCGTAATCGTACTCGCCATGGGTGTTCTTCTTGACTTTGACACCATTCAAATCCGGCCTGAATGGCGCGGAAATATCAAAAGGCGTCAGCAGGCCATCATCGATGAGCTGTTGGGTCGAGCACGGCTTGATGAAATTCTGGTAATGAGTGCCGAGCCACTGAGCGTAAGGCGTCGCGGTGAGCCCGATGGTTTTCAAGCCTGGCGTTTTCATGATTTCCAGAATCGCCTTTCGCTTTAAGTCGCATTCGTCAACGATCAAAACCTTGATGTCAGTCGGGAATGCCCGCCTGATTAGCGTGTCCGCGCTGGCTATTTGAACCATAGCGCTTGGGTCTGTGCGCTCGTCTTTTTGCCAAATAACGCCTAGATCGGTGTGGCCGTACTGGCTAAAACGGGTATAGGTCTGGTCAACTAGGGTGACGTAGGGCGCAGCAAATAGCGTTTTTTGTCGCGATTGCGCAAACGCTTGGCATAGGTAGCTGGCCATGGCCGTTTTGCCGAAGCCGCACGCCGCATTTATTAAGTGGGTGTCGTATTTCTTCCAGTCTGGGCGCAATAGCCCGACCGTGTGTTGCTGTATAGGTCTTAAATCTTCGTATTTCATGCAAAACCTTCTAGGGTTGGCCCAACTCGACTGCCGCCAAGCGCAGTATAAGGGGGGACTGAGTTACGGCATTGGGCCAACTCTGGAAGGCTCTGCCGCTTGATTGTTTACAGTTGTCGAGACTGCGATAGTGTGGCCACTAAAAGATTTTTTCGCCTCCGTCATGGCCTGTGCTTATTCTACTTTTTTGCGAAAATTGCGCAAGTTTTATTATTCTAATTCCATAATCATGGCCAGCGCCTCCAGCTTCACAGACTCCAGCATTCCAACGAACTCGTATAGTGAATTTTTGTCTTTATCGCTAAAAAAAACATCCAAGCTGCTGCCTCCGCACATGCTATGCCCCGCCGCAATTAAGCAGAAGTGGGCGGGCTCAAAATCTCCGCACTCCTCGCCGTGCTCGATTAGAAACTTTGCGTAATCGGTTTTTTTTGAGTGCTCTTTACTTTCATCTGATCGGCGCTTGGCGTCTTTCAAATCAATTATTCTTCCCATACTTTATGCCTATCTCATGATTGGTGGCGCCTGTGTGGCCCCGCGCAGTGTTTTTAACCTAGCCTCAACGTAATCGCCAAGCCTGGCATTAGCAGCCGCAACCGAGCGCGTTTCGGCCATTTGTGTGGCCATTCCGTCGATCACCATGGCTTGATACCCGTCCGCGATTGCCTGCGTGTATTTGTGCAGCGCTGCGTCCCTGTGCTGATGCGGCAGTTTCCCTAGCTGCTCATCAACGAATTTTTTGTTTTCGAGTTGGTATTTATCCACCGCTCAGCACCTCTGCCGTGAGTTTGTCTAGCACCAACTCGATCCGCTCAACTAGGTATTCCGGAAATTTAGACTGTGTTGAAAATGCCCAACTTTCGAGCGCCGAGAGTAGTTTTATCAGCTCTAGTGATTCTGCCTTGCTCATACTTACCCCTCGGCTTTCTCGTTAATATCGGCCAGTCTATAAACCAACTCCGCAATTATTTTGCATAACAAAAACGCCTCAATTTTTGCCGTCTGTTGTAGCTTTTCATTCTGAAAGCTGTGGCCGTCTCCGCTCGTGTACAAGCCACGTATGTTGCTGTAATTGAACGCCCCACATTCTATATTTGCCACGCCTTTACTTGCTGTAATTTTCATGATTGCCCCTAGTTAGTTGTTGGCATTGCCAATTGGTGAACCGTTTGGCCGCCAATCGGTTTCATATTTATTGCCTTTACCTAAATTGCAATCTTCGCACAATAACTGAAGGTTGGTGAACTCCAGCGATAATTCAGGATGCTTTGAGCGCGGTTTTATGTGGTCCACATGAACCACAACCCCATGCGTTTTTGGTGATCTTCCACACATCATGCACTTGCACTCGTGCTTTTCCAAAACCCTAACGCGCAACTCTCGCCATTCCTTACTGTCGTAAAATTCTTGGTTTTCCTTCCTGCAAATAATTTTGCGCTTTTTCTTTTTTGTTTTAGGTTTTTTTCCAGCAATTTTGACCTTTGGAATATCATCAGACTTTGGCTTCCAGCACCAATCCCCGTTATCTGGCGGCATTGGGTTTACAATCTGAGCTTTTGGCTTCACCTTCAATGGCGCTGGCATCTGATCTGTTTGAGCGTTGTAAAAATCCCTCCACCAATCACAATCAACATCTGCTTTTTGGAGTGGCTTAATCCATGGGCTCCCTACCAACGCTATGGCCATTTCAACTTGTTTTAGCGTGTATCCTCCTTTTTTTGTTCTTGCCTGCTTTAACATGATTTCGGTTATTTGCATTTCATATTTCCGTTGGTGGATTTGCTGGTTTTCTGCCGAAACTATCCCCCTACCCACAAAGGCGGGTAAAGGGCCATTTCCGTCGGAGCCATTCGCGTAGGCAACCGCCGCTGTAGAACTATGCAAGTTGTCTACAGTTGACCATCCAAATGCGCTCTTGCAAGCACCCTCCCCCACATAAAGTCATCAGTGTTGCGGCTGGGGTCTCTTCATACCGCGATAAAATGTTGGCCGGTGAGGTTAGTCCCTTTCGGTACGGCCGGTATGGCCGCCCAGACAGGCGTCATTTCTCTCCAACAAGTAGTGCAACGGCGTTTTTGATGTAATCGCAGGCACGCCAAAAAACTTTGGTACTCGAACAATTATGAAAATGGGATTTTTTGGTCGGCAGAACGCCTAGAAATAATACCCACTCACCGTCTTACCCGCCTTTTTTTACGTTGTATGGTCAACGCCCCACTCGGGTGCAGCAACTCAGATGAGTGGGAAGGAGCTTTCGGTATTACCCTAGCTGCACCTGAATTATAAACCAACCACCACCCATTGCAAGCCTAATCTTGATAACCACTGCGGTTATTTCAGGTGTTGGTAGTAACCACCACGGTTATGCTCAGTAATAGCGCCATTGCTGGCGCTGGTTGGTTGTTACCATGCCCAGTTAGGCAGACCGTCGATTCCGTGGCTTTTCCAAGCCGCCATTGCCTTCGATTTTGACACGTCGCTTGTGCCAAACATCCAGTGACCGTCGTGCTCAAACCAATATTCAAAAATTGCCAATGCTCGTTCTTTTGTCATGTTGTTCCCCTTAGTTCCCGCTGCGTCATCGCCTCGGTGTGGGGTCATTATAAGCATGGTAAACGCTTACCGCAATAGGCTTGATGAAAATATTTTAAAAAAATCCTAATGGTGTTATGCTGCGCCCCGAGTTCGTTTGGCTGACGGCCGATTAGCTCCGCGGTGGGGGAGGTTGCCGCCTCTCCCGTCGCAAAATGATGCTGCGCAATTCTCGAAAACGCCAAGTAGGAATTGCGCGGCGTCGCCACAATCATCTGTGTGTAGCGCAGTCTGGTAGCGTGCCGGGTTTGGAACTGGGAGGTCGCAGGTTCAAATCCTGCCACACAGACCAATTCTCCAAAAAAAACCGCCCGTAGGCGGCTATCTGTTCGTGTGCCGGCTCAGGCACCTAGCAGCCATGGCCACTATCAAAACCACGGCAAAAATGCCAATCCCGATCACCCCAAAGGCTATGAACGCGATCACCTGGGCACCTCATCGAACGCCGGGAAAGGGTCTGGCAAGCCGTCTGTGCTGCCGAAACGGCCCTCCCCCCTACATGAGTCCGGCAATACGGGAACCGAGCGGAAAACGGGCGTTTCGTGGCGCTGGAACACTATCTGCGCAATGGCTTTGGATGTGTCAACCTCTGCGACATTGGCCGTGCCGTTAAAAAGGCAGACTTTAATCTCTCCGCGGTAGTCAGAGTCGATCAGCCCGCCGAGCACCTGAAGCCCTTGTTTAACCGCCAAGCCCGATCTAGGCCAAATGAACCCGGCAAAACCAGTTGGTATTGCGGCCCGCACCCCAGTATCGAACACAACCCGCGCGAATGGCAGTATTTTCACCGTTCCGCTGCTAGTCTTGTCTGCGTATAGGTCAAAGCCCGCCGCACCGTCTGTGCCTCGCGTGGGCCGCTGGCGCATCGTTTTCATTTCTACAATTTCGATAATCATTCCAGCCCCCTGAGTTTTGGAAGTTCTCGCCAGCATTTTGGCGCATATTCATGCTCATTCTCAAAATAAGAATCGTTATACGTCCCGTGATATAAACCAAGGCCAAAGTTTGCATAAACCCACGCCTCTTGTATCGGGTTGTAGGCGCCAACCACCGGGCACGGTAGCCCAACATTCAGGAGAATCTGCCGGTCTTTCGGCGCCGTTTCTATTTCTTGCCATTCGTCGCTCATAATTTACCCTCTGCTAGTTTCTGTTTGTGTTCCGCTGATAGGCGCAGGATCTCATCGCCCGTGATTGTGATGCCCTGAATCGCCGCCGCCCTGACGATATAGCGCCAGCGCTTTTTTTCCCCATCGTGCTCAAAATGAGGAAGCCCATTCTGCGCCCAGGCGTGCGCCACCCTCGCGCTGACCGTGCCATTACTGAAGCGCACCACATCCCGCTGGCGAACCGACGCCATTAGTGCTCCCCATGAGTCAATTTCCGTCACGCTTCAACCCCTCAATTATCAAATTTGTCAACTCCTCAAGGCTGGTTATTTGTGCAAGCTCTCCGTCATAGCCAGCCTCTAGGCCACCTCGGCCCATTTTATTTTCAAGCCAGTACCAATATAGCCAGCCATCCTCATCATTGGCCCACTCCATGTTAAGTTTTTCCTGTACAGCTAGAGTGTACTCAAGCTGGAGCAATTCTAAGGCGTAAAATAATGGCGTATCACCATGGCCAAATAAATCCCTCAGCTTTTGCAGTTGGGATTCCGCCCCCTGCACAACCATCTCCCACTTTCTCAGCTCGCTAAGCGTGTGCGCCCGCTGTTCTACCCATATGTCCATACAACCTCCGATTGCTAGAGCGTTTAGCGTAGCATTAGCGGCGCAAAATGTAAAACAAAAAAGCCTGAAAATGTTTTACAAAACCGCTTGCAAACCTAAACCGAGGTGGCTACTATGACTACCGAGGCAAGCAATTCAGCGGGCCGAAACCAAGGGGCAGGTTATGAACTTCTTAAAGAATAAAGGTAGTGAGCTTGTAAGGCTGGCCATTCAAGCTGGCGTTAAGATCGACGACGAATGCCAGTTTGCATTCATTCCTGAGCATGTGGCGCGACTTTTAAGTAATCAGATTCAACGATGGGCCGCCACTGCCAACACCTATGACGCGGATTCCTACATCAATGAATTCACGCCAGCCGGCGACCTATCAACCCGCGCCGAGCAAATCCTGTTCGTCCTAGACCCACAGCAATGGCTTCTAATGGCTCGCGGCTGGGTTATTACTGCCGATACGACAGGCACCAACATCGTTGATCTGGCTGAGCTTGACGACCTGCTCTGGTGCGAAGCTCTGCGCCAAAAGTTCAGCGACGATTCGGGCGTTATGGCCGGCCACGGGTTCAACCTAGCCATGATGCTGAAGCACGCTCCACAACGATTCCTGGCCGTATGCCAAGAGGTGGCCATGAAGTACACCATGCGCACCGCCGAACGCATGTTTGACGAAGCCGTAGGCGAATGGCTGGAGGAGCTTAAGCATGGCAATTAGGCAAACACAAGCCGGCCACTGGGTCGGCACCATCAAGATAGAGAACGCAACAATCACCACCGCTGGGCCTTCGCGCTCAGTGGTTTATGCAAAATTGATCGAATTACTTGAGGCGGCAATATGAGCGAGGCAGGATTTAATAAATTGCGCGAGCCATTCCCTGAAAACTTAGTTAGCTGGCTGCCAAAGCCAATGCTAGCAAAAGAGCATATGGACAAAATACCAAAGGCAAATTGTGAATTTTGCGGCCAATACCACGCCAAAGACAAAGTTATGCACCTAGCATACGTTGGCCACGCGGCTCTAACTGATCGGCTTTTAGATGTAGATCCAGCTTGGGCTTGGCGGCCTATTTCTTTTGACGCAAACGGACTTCCGCTTTTAGATGCGGACGGCGGTATGTGGATAGAGTTAACCGTGCTTGGCGTTTCAAGGCTAGGCTATGGCGATGCGCAAGGAAAGAAAGGCCCGAACGCCACCAAAGAACGCATAGGCGACGCAATACGAAACGCCGGCATGAGGTTTGGTTGTGCTCTGGAATATTGGCATAAAGGCGATTTAAACAAGCATAAAAGTGTGCCAATTATCGAAGAGGAGGAGCCTGAGCGTATTTTAAAAAAGGCTATAACTAATGAAAGGCTGGCAAAGGCCATGTTAAAAATTACGGCCGGAGAATATACAATTGAAAAATTGCTGGCTAATTTTGAACTCACAGACGAACAGCAGGACGTGATAGCTGACGCGGGGTTAATATGATCCGCTGTAGCTCAATTGCCCAGATAATGACAAACCCACGCCCTAGTAGATTATGGTCGGAAACAGCCAAGGGCGCCATGCTAGAAGCAGTGCGCGAATCACTTTTCGGTGTTCGCAAAAACCTTGACGATGTGCGCGCAATTCAAAAAGGCCGAGCATGTGAAGACGAAGGCATCCAGATTTATAACGACGTTTTTTTGTATGACCTAAAAAAAGTTACTAGCGATGGGCGCCGCAATAATGGCATTATCACCGGCGAACCTGATTTAGTCGCGGCTTCATCCAAAAAGGGCGTTGACATTAAAGTTGCGTGGAGTTTGCTAACTTTTCCACTTAATGAAGAAATGTGCGACAAGAAAGGCTACGAATGGCAAGCTCGCGGGTATATGTGCCTTTTTGATCTTCCAGAGTGGGAAATTGCATATTGCGCAATTGATACGCCAGAAAATATTTTGCGCGACTATGACGACCGCACCATTCACGTTATAGACTCGGCAATTCCAATGCACCACCGGATCACAATAGCGCGCTACACCCGTGATTTAGAAATTGAAAAGGCGATGCTAGAGAAATGCGCATTGGCTAATGAGTGGATTGAAAACGCCATTTCACAATTCGCGGTTGATCACGATAAGTATTTGATTTGACGAACCAGCGCCATTAGCGGGCAGTGGGCCTAAAAAAACTCCCGCAGGTTTCGCCTTCGCACCCTCTTTGCAGTCTGCGACGCGGGCAACTGGAAAACCGAATTGTTCGGGTATCTGGAAGTTTTGCCGAGCGAGCTAGGTGAGAAACTGGACAGCCGGAAAGACGGCACCTATTAACCAAGGGGAATTCATGACCAAACCATGCCCAGACTGCGGCGCCGCACTTGTCAGCCTGCACTCAACCGCCGAGCGGATTTGTTCGGGGTGTCAAAAATACTGGCCTTGGAAGTTGCACAATGGTCAAACGCCTGTCGGGTACTCCGTGTGCCCTGATAAAATTAACGAAATAACTGAGAGCAACATCAATGGCACTGATTAAAACATTCGAAACCGAGGTGATTGCGCATCACGCGGTACAGCTCAAAGATAAAGAGCGGCAGGAGTTGCAGGATTTAATGGCGCAGTTTTTGAAAAATGGCGGGGAAGTGGTGAGCATTCCGGCTTATGTGAACTGCGAAAATATCGAAGCGTATAGGCCGATGACTCAACAGGAAGAGTTGGCAGTTAAGGCTAGGTGTGGGCTCAAGGCTAGTGCGAGAATGACGCTTATATATAGGCCACAGGAGCGCCTATGGCACGCAACTCTTGGCATCTGGTCGCTAGGGCTGTACCCGTCGCAATTATCCGCAGAGGACGCAATTAGGACTAGGGCCAAGGAAGTTTTTGCTGAGTCGAAAACGAAGCCCAGGGCGCGTTATTCGGATAAAGAAATAGGCGAGTTATTGAATAGGGTTGAGCGCAATGGCGGCGTCTAAAACAAAACGGCAGAAGAAATACCGGCCCAGCGGCTGCACAAAAATGCAATTGCTAAGCCGGCAAGTTAAGGTTTTGGATGCGGCATTCGAGAAGCGCAAGGCCGAAGCTAATGCCCGTAAAGAGCTCGTTATTAGGCAAGCCGCCATGGGTGCAACACTGAGCTTTAACAGCTCTTGGGAGGACACCAGCGAGTTTTGCCCGAGCAATGCCGAGGCGCTTGTTGATTTACTGCTAGGAAACTTGGACGCGGTTTGCGGGGTTTTGGTGAGCTGGCATTTTGACTGGGACGTGCTGTTGACGGTTTACTTCACCGACCAAGACGGGCAGAAATACGAAAAATTTATTATGGATAAGATCGAGCTGCTACCGATGTGCACGCCAGAAGGACAAGAGGACGGGCCAGATAAGATGATAGGCATCGAGGACTTATTGGAATTTGATTATTTGCAGCGCATTTTAAAAACGGCAAACCCAAACCACAAAGTGGAATCTTGGGGATATATGGCCACCATTACTTATTTTTAGCGTCTTTATTTTTGAATGACAGGTACAGCTCGCGGACGGTTTTCACGATCATTAAAGTCAAGTAAATAGCACTGAGCACGCTGGCATAAGTCGAAGCTGGCGCGCTCATTATCTCCCGGGCAAAACTCACTTGTTCTTGAACGTGCGGGGCTACTGCTCCAACGCTAGCTACCGGCACGGCTATCAGGTGCGCCAGCTTCGTGAATAGTGGGCTCAGGCTCTCCACATCTTGCATGTGCTCTAGACGACTCATTGTAAGCCACCACCCACGCGAAAACTGTTTTTATCAGCGCCGCCACGGTAACGATCACTGTCAGCGTCGAGTTGTAATCGTCTAAACTCATCGAGCATCCCCAGCGATAACGCCAAAATTTCGACGGCAAACAGGGAATCCATCGCCGCGCTATATAGCCAATCAGCCTCCACATACCCAATGGAATAACAGAAAGCAACAATTGTATTATATAACAAAGCAATGATTTCGCACCCTGCCACGACGATAAAACAAGGCTTTTTGGATAGCGCCAAAGCGGTGAGCGCCAGCCCCATGGATAACGCCGACTTGATTATCAACTCCTGCTGCCATGTTCTATCAGCTCCTAGTGGGAGCATGTAAACGACGGCAACCAAGGCCATTAGGGCTAGGCTCTTTTTCATCAGCTCTTCTTCCCGCCTTTGCCTTTTGGCTTTTGTGCCATGGCGAAAACCATAATAGTGGGCTTTTTGCCTTTCGAAACTGGCGGATTTTTTGGCTTTGATTTGTTTGGCATTTTATCATCCTGTTGGTGTTTTGAGTTAACAGTCTACAGCACCCGAATATTTGGGCAGGGTTTTTGCGTAATCATACGCCTGCTCGAAAAAATTACTACTGTCCATATTTGGCACAAATGAAATTAAATCAGTCTTCAACACCGGCCCGAGGGCCGAGGTTCGGTAGACGTCCAAATGCGCCACTGCCAGAAGTTTTGTGGCATCTATTTTTCCGACTTTTACATAAGCTGCCGTAATTGTAACTACGTCACCTAGGTTGCTTACCAAATGCCAATCTACTGAAAGGGCCATATTAAAAACCTTCTATTGTTTAATAAAATTTGGTGTAAGAAACGGCAGTCACTGTGTATCTGATCGTAAGATCAAAAGCAAGTGCCGCAGCTATTCGGAAGGTGCCTGCGGACCAGCTCGTTAAATCCTGATACCAAGACACCCCGGGATTTGCAGCGCAGTCGAGAGATGCAATTTTCGTGTAGGGTAAAACATAAGGCGTGCTGCCAGTATAAAAATCATTAGTTAATGATATTGAAGTCGCCCCAGCCGTCAGCGTCACCGAGCCATTGTATAGCGTGCTATTCGTAGCTGACCTGTTATAGCCGACAACGATTGAATCACTGGTGGCTGTTGGGTGCATAACCAGTGGAAAAATGCTGCTAGTGGTTGTGTTCCCATCGATTACAGTGCCAGCGCCGCCGTTTGTTACAAGTATAAAATTGGTGATTATGCCGCTGCCGTGATTATCGCGAATAATAGAATCAGTAGGGCATTCAGTGAGGTCAATCGCTGTGGTCCAGTCAACGAAAGTATTCCCGTCAATAATGACATTGGCTCGGGTTGCTCCGCCCGCCACAAACTTGATACCCGTATCTGTAACGACTGGCGCATAACCGACAAAGCGGTTGTTTGTGATAGTCGTATGCGAGTTTGCGCCCGATGCTACAGACAAGAATCGAATGCCGGCACCTGCTGCGCCGCTAGTGTAGATATAGCAGTTATTGATGGTAATCATGTCTGGGCTGGCGATATAAAACCCATCCATTGCCGCGCCGTCAACAATCATGCCATCGAAAATAACCTGCAAGCAGCGTGTTATCCGAGCATTATAATAACTGCCGTAAATCAGCCCGCCTATAAACGCCAATCCTTCTGGGCGGCCTTCTGCGCCTGCCGTGTAATGGAATCCAGAATCTATCTCCACTCCGACTGTATCGTCAGTTGATGACGTGAATTCATTAGCATCATCAGGGTTTGTGATTTTCAGGCCGTAGAACGTAACATTCGCGCATTTTCCGGCGATTTTGATGCCCTGCCTACAATATGCTATCTGCACATCGATATAATTTGTTTGCCAGACTTCCTGCAAGTATAGCGCTGTATCGAATTTCATTATCGTTACATCGCGAAAGCACGCTGCTAGATAGGAATGTTGAACAGCGGCAGACACTGCAATTGTCAGGCTTGTGTAGAATTTAATACCCGTAGTGATTATGCTGGCGTTGTTCATTCCGACGAGGCGAAACCCACCACTCACAGGGCCAAACGAGTTGGTTATCTCCGACCCACTGTCGGTTGAGTCGACCAAGAACTTAATAGCAACAAGGTCGCCAGTCCAGCCGCTGAAGTCTGCGATTAAATCCGTCGATGAATCGCCAATTATTGATTGACCGCGGCGCAAAACTAGCGGCTTTTTAAACTTGATTTTTGAATTAGCTGGCAACACGACCGTGCTGACATCGCTGGGTAAGTCATCAATCGCTGCTTGTATATAATCAGAGCAGTCAGTAGTGGCAGTAACAGTTCCAGCTGGTATATAGTCCCATAGCGACTTATGACCCTTAGCCCACTGATTAACGGTCATCGCCTGCGTTCCAGTGCCAGCCTGCAAAAATCCAACTAATGCGGATCCGGAAGAGGCGGCTAGGTCTGCGCGGAGTGTGGTGTCAATCGATAATCCATATTCAGACGCCGACGAAAATATAGTGCTGCCGTTCGAGTCTTTGGTTTTTACCGAGTATTTTGATGCGGTAAATATTGCTCCCGCCGTCCCATTATTTGACGGGTATCCATTTATTAACCGTATTGGCTGCGCTGCGGTAATTGATAGCGCAGAATCCCAGTAAACCGTGATTGGGTTGGTTATCGGGTCAAGGTTCTCGGTCCCAATATATAAGTACCCAGATTCCAGCGGCAGGCCGTCTAGGCCGTTATATTGCGCAAAAGGCGGTTTTACCTCTACTGTGCTCATGATTAAAGACCTTGACCTGGGGTCACATAAACGGCTGAGGTGCTTGAAGCTGACACGCCGGTAAAAAACGCCCCCGCAGGAAAGCGAAGAACTTCAACGCCTCCCGCCAAAATTGGGACGCATGTCGCCACCGCGTTTGCGTTAGAAATAGCCTCCGCGCTAGTTGCCCCAATAGCTAAAAAAACAGTTACTAAACCATCATTAACTACTCTGAACTGGCCGCAACTTGTTTCCGTAGCTTTGACTGGCGCTTGCACGGCTGTTGGCGCTGTAGGCGTGGCTGTGGTAAAGCTAACCGTTGGGCCTAGTGGCAGGAATGCTACTTGAGAAGATGAACTCATGGGGATGATTCCTAATTAGGAGTAATAAGTAACTTCTAGTGAAGCACTAGGAGTAGTTTCTATGCAGCGGATAAGATTAAGATCTCCTTCAAATTGCCTAGAGTCTCCCGGATGCAAAAGATTACCAGTAACTGCGCTAGGATCTTCACCTACGCTCCAGCGAATAGGAGCGCCTCTAGGCTTTACTACCGCTATAGTAGCTCCATCCAAAGGAGTTAATGAAGTAACCGCAATTAAATCACTAATAGTCTGCTTACCTGCTAGGGTAATTATTAAGGCGCTCATTTCCAACCCTCCACATTTTCAACGGTATCTTCCACAAACTTAATTGCAGACTCTCCACACATACTTTCAGAAAGTCTGCAATCTCTAGCAGCTAGCGGTGTAATCTCTCCAGTTAGCGGATCGCGTAATGAGAACGCATTACACTTCCCATACACGCGAACATAGTTAACGCAATTTACACATAAGATAGGCATACTTAGTATTCCGTAAATTCAATAGTTATGACAAGTGATCCGCTGGTTATAGTCACGCCATTTAGATTTATAGCCATAGCCTGAGCAACACCAGATAAGATTAACGGTCGACCTCGTTCACCAAAGTCGATATTTACCTCCTGATCACCTAATGAGGCAGCAGCAACTATTGGAACTAATCTAACAGCTACATCGCCTACAGTAGTTCCAGTAGTTGGATTAGCTGTGTAGATTGCACCCACTGCTGTAGCTGCTGCATCTGTAGATAGTAATGGCACCAAAGTAGCTGCACTAGAAGTACCTCCAGTGTTAGCAGTGCTACGCTTCTTAATATAAAACGCAACCTGTCCAGTGGTTATCTGTGTACCTGTTATCCTTATTCTTGTAACCTCTACAGTCTTAGTAGCGCTTCCGATAAGTTGGAATATATCAGTAGCAGTAGCAGCAGGGGCAACAACAAAAGCAGTTCTATAAGTTGCCTTATGTCGCTGCTGATCCTTAACTACTAAGTTTCCATATATATCACAAGTGGGTGCAGCATAATCACCACTAGCACTTACGTTGCTAGTTAATAGATCATTACGAACTACTGCAACGGCTGCTAAGATATCAGCACTAGCTGCTACAGCGTCCTCCGCTTTAGCAAAGTTAAAGGCTGTGGTTGGAGTGACTGTTGCAAGTAAGCTACCAGCGGTGTTATTACCAACACTCTGACTAACAGGAGCGTAAGTAGTCGCGCTGAAAGTAGCGAAAGCTTGAACTGATCCGCCTGTAAGAGTTGAGTTGATGCGCAACCTTATATACTGCATTAAGCAAGCGCCAGCATATATGATATTAGATACAGTAGAGCCTATACCTCCAATAACTACTGCGCCACCAGCCAAGCTAATATTATGTGAGGGTACATTGATAAAGTTAGTTCCGTCATTACTTCCTTCAATTACGAAGTTACCTCCCGTAGCAGTGGAAACTACTTGAATAGTGAATGATCTGTACTTACTTACATTT